AAAAAAGAAACAGCGGATTATTCGGCGATTACAACGTGGGGTGTATTTTTGCATAACGATGTGACACCTAATATAATTTTACTGGACATGAAGAAAGGACGGTGGGACTTTCCTGATTTGAAACGAGTTGCGATGGAAGAATATAAATACTGGGAGCCAGAGACGGTGATCATCGAGCAGAAGGCTAGTGGTACACCGCTCACACATGAGTTGCGCCGTGTAGGAATTCCTGTCGTAAACTTTACACCGAGCAAAGGTAATGATAAACACGTAAGGGTTAATTCTGTTTCGCCTTTATTCGAGTCGGGACAGGTGTGGGCTCCAGAGGAAAAATGGGCAGAAGAATTGATTGAAGAATGTGCAGCTTTCCCTTATGGTGACCATGACGATTTGGTGGATAGTATGACACAAGCACTGATGCGCTATCGTCAAGTTGGATTAGCTGTGCATCCAGAGGATTATGAGGATCCGCCGATGTTACAACATATGCCAGAGCAGAGGGAATATTACTAATGAGTTTTGTCAAAGGGTTCACGGTTCAAGAAACCAAAAAGAAAAAAACCAAGAAGCAGAAGACAGCAGCCTCTTTTCAAAATCCTAAATCAAAGTATTATAAATTCGTGCAACCAAAAGGATTTTCTGCTATGCTACAGAAAAAACAAAAGAAAACATTGATAACATAATGGCCATAGATAAAAGAATTAATCCAGAAGCAAGTCCCATCGAGAATGAATCTCCTCTTGACGTAGAATTAGCCGAGGATATCGGTACAGAAATCACACCTACAGAAGATGGTGGCGCAATTATTGGAGAAATGGAAGAACAAATTGCTGTTGACTTTTCATCAAATCTAGCAGAGACTCTTGATGAAGACGAGCTCAACAATCTATCAAGTGAGTTAAGACAACAGTATGAAGATGATAAAGAGTCACGATCGGATTGGATAGACTCGTACACAAAAGGTTTAGATCTATTAGGATTTAAATACAATGATCGTTCGCAACCGTTCCAAGGAGCGAGTGGCGTGACGCATCCACTATTAGCAGAAAGTGTAACATCCTTTCAATCACAAGCCTACAAAGAATTATTACCAGCAGGTGGACCTGTAAAATGTAATATCGTTGGTGATGTCAATGCAGAAGTAGAAGCACAATCACAACGAGTTAAAGATTATATGAATTACCTCATCACGGATGAGATGGAAGACTATGATTCTGATATGGATCAAATGTTATTTTATTTACCACTAGCAGGTTCTAGTTTTAAAAAAGTTTACTACGATGCTGATCTAACAAGACCAGTTTCAAAGTTTGTGCCAGCAGAAGATTTAGTTATACCTTATCTTGCAACAGATTTAGAAACAGCAGAAAGAGTTACACACATCGTCAAGATGTCAAAGAACGATATACGAAAGGCTCAAGTTGGAGGATTCTACAGAGATATAGAGTTAGAAGATCCATACGATGAAGAAACAAAAACACAAGAAAAATATAATGACATACAAGGTGTCGATAAACCAAATAACGTTGATGTGTATAATTTATTGGAGATACATTGTGATTTAGACATAACAGGCTTCGAAGATAAAGACATGCAAACAGGAGAGTCTACAGGTATAAAGATTCCATACGTCGTTACAATTGAAGAGGGGTCAGGTAAGATTTTATCTATCTATCGTAACTACAGAGAAGATGATCCAGCAAAAAGAAAAATACAATATTTCGTTCACTACAAGTTTTTGCCTGGTCTTGGCTTTTATGGCTTTGGTCTTATTCACATGCTTGGTGGACTCAGTAGGACGGCCACGTCCGCCCTCCGTCAACTCATTGATGCAGGTACATTATCGAATCTACCCGCAGGTTTCAAAGCAAGAGGTCTTAGAATCAGAGATGATGATAACCCTTTACAGCCAGGTGAGTTTAGAGATGTTGATGCACCATCAGGAGATTTACGAAATGGATTACTACCTCTTCCTTATAAAGGACCAGATCAAACACTATTCGCCTTATTAGGTTTTGTTGTTGATGCAGGTAGAAGATTTGCAGCAGTAGCTGACCAAAAACTAGGAGAAGGCTCACAAGCAAATCCAGTTGGTACAACAATGGCTTTATTAGAGCAAGGCTCAAAAGTCATGAGTGCTATTCACAAAAGATTACACTACGCACAGAAAAAAGAATTTAGAATTTTAGCAAGAGTCATTGCACAATTCCTACCACCAGAGTATCCATACATGGTAGCTGGTGGCAATAGACAAATTAAGCAAACAGACTTTGATGACCGTGTTGATATTATACCAGTTTCCGATCCAACAATCTTTTCTATGTCTCAACGTATTACGTTGGCACAAACACAATTACAACTTGCACAATCTAACCCACAAATACACAACGTATACGAAGCATATAGACGTATGTATCAAGCAATGGGTGTGCAACAGATTGAACAGATACTTCCTCCCCCACCACAACCAATGCCAATGGACCCTGGAATGGAAAATTCATCCGTTTTATTACAAAAACCTTTGCAGGCTTTTCCAGAACAGGATCATGATGCACACATCGAGACACATCGTGCCTTTATGTCGTCATATTTGGTTAAAAATACACCAAACATATTGGCATTGTTACAATCTCATGTGTCACAACACATAAGTTTTAAGGCAAGACAGGAAGTTGAAGCTAAAAATGCACCAATTATACAGCAGCAAGCGATGCAATTTGGTGGGCAGATACCACCACAACTACAACAACAGTTCCAAATTCAAAATGAGAGCGAAATTGCACAAAGAATTCGTGAATTAACAGAAGAAATGATAGCAGAAGAGCAAGAATACCTAGAAGGTATGACAAAAGACCCATTAGTTACTCTAAAAGAGCAAGAATTAGGGCTACGTGCAGAAGAATTAGAGCTTCGTGCACAAAAAGACGGTGAAAAACAAGCACTTGAAGAAGAAAAAGCTGCTGTTTCTGCACAACAAAACCAAGAAAAGATAGATAATGCTGATAAACACGCCTCTATTCGTGAAGGAATATCACTTGCAAAGTTAAGTCAAAACTCTTAACTATGTATAATGCAAGATCCAGTAGAAAAATTAGAAGATTACTACAATGGTCTAATGACTATTGCAGAAAAGTCAGTAACCTCAGAGGAAGAGGGTATACTATTAGCTGGAGCTATGATGGCAGTAGCTAAAATACTGTATCACAAAAATTTATCAGAAGATCAAGCTGATGATATTATGAATCATAACGCAAGAGACTTGATAAATCTTCTAAAACCGACTATACACTAATTATGGCTAAAAAATTTCCAGATCTAACAGGTGATGGTAAAGTAACACAGGCTGATATACTAAAAGGCAGAGGTGTTTTTAAAAGAGGTGGAATTGTAAAAGGTTCTAGAGAAGGATCTATTATAAATACAAAAACATCTTTTAAAAAAGGTGGCGCTGTCAAAGGTAAAAAATCAGGTAGACTAGCTAAACGTGGCTATGGAAAGGCAAGAAAATGAACTTTAAAAAAACAAAGATAGAAGTGGTAAAACAAAAAAATCCTTTTCCAAACTTACAGGTATCATCAGATGCTGCTGTAGTTTACTCTCCTTTTGTTCAAAAACAGAACAAAGGTGGAGGACCAAAAGGACAGACTAGCAATGCACAAATCAAAAAAGTTGCATTCAAGGGTGTAAAGTAATAAAACCATCTCAACAAAGGAGGTTTCTATGAAACTTTTATCAGATCTATGGGCTCACTTAAAAGAGTGGTCCGACTGGAGTATGAAGGACTGGATTAAAGCTGCTATCGT